ACCTTCTCCAGCGTCTCGATAAGCGCCTGACGCTGCACGTAGATCATGAGGGGCTCGAGGGCGCGATACGCGCGATGGACGACGGGAATCATGCTCTCAGCCCAGCAACGGGCGGCAGCCTCGACCTCGCGCCACTGGCGTCGCCTCAGACGGGCCTCGTGCCGGTAGCTGTACCACTGTTCGCGTGTCACGGATTCCCCCTCTCGCAGGCCGACTCTACGCGCCGGCGCCGGAGGATTCCAGCGTCGCCATCTCGAGCTGGCGGACATCTCGCTCAGACCCGCTCCGTTGCCGTCCGTGACGCAGGCCCCGCCTCGTGAAGCGATGCGGCCAGTCGACCAGCTCGTAGCCTGCTTCGCGCTCCACGGCGTGGATCCGCATGCGGTGGCGCCGGCGCAGCTTCCCCACGGCCTTGTTGACGTCGATCGCGTCGGCGGTGATGCCCCGGGCGGCAAGCGCGACCTGCACGTGGACGCGGCCCTCGCCGAGCGCCTTTCCCATCAGCAGGACGCTCGCCACGGCGCACAGCAGGTCGTCCGGGCCAAGGGTGCGCGCCGACCCGGCTGAGCCCGCCTGCCGCGCGCAGGCGGCGCAGAGGCAGTCCGGCTCGTCTGCGGCCCGGTAGCGCGACAGGAGGGCTCCGCAGGACGCGCAGCGGGGCCTCTCGGCGACGCTCGTCACCGGCGGCAGCCGTTCACGAGGTCGACGAACTCGGCGGTGCTGCGGATGACCCAGGTGTGGACGTGCTGGTCGGCGCGCTTCCACTGCGCCAGCACCTGGCCCGGTGAGAGCTTGCCCTTCGGCGTCTTGAACTCGACCGGCTGGCACTTGCCCGCACAGTAGAGGAAGGCGTCGGGGAGGCCCACCGTCGTGCCCGATCCGTCGGCGCGGTGCTGCCCGGCGACCTCGAGGTAGGCGTTCATGGCCCGCGCGACCTTGAGGCACTCGGAGACGAGCTGCTTCTCAGTCACCGTTGCCGCCGGTGAAGTAGACCGTGACGAGTACGGGCGGACGCTTCGCTGAGCGCCACACGACGAGGCGCACCGGCCCGGCGTCGTAGAGCTCTTCGCCGGTGGCGGTGCGGCCGGAGAGCTGCGCCCCGGCGGCGAGGCGCTTGAGGGCGTCGTGCGCCCCGCTGCGGCGTGCCCCGGGGACGCGGGTGAGGTAGGAATCGACCGCGTGCCAGGTGACCTCACAGGCGCCGAGACGGCGGCGGTGCCGACGTCGCGGATGGACCCAGGCGGATGACCTCAACGGTCGCCGCGCTGGAAGTGGACGCAGCCGAAGTCGGGCGGCACGATCGGGAACGCCGGCACGATCGGGAACGCCGTGTCGAAGGCGTCGCTGACGGCCTCGTTCGTGCACTCGGCGCCGTACATGAAGGCGCACGCCTCGTCGAAGGCGTCGCTGACGGCCTCGTTCGTGCACTCGGCGCCGTACATGAAGGCGCACGCCTCGCAACGCACGACGGGGGCGGCGTCGAGGATGGCGAAGACGGCCTTGTTGAGGACGTTGCCCCGGTAATCCAGCGCCGTCCGTAGCTCGTTCCTGCTGATGAGGTCGTCGGTGGCGGTCATGCGACCTCCTCCTCGGCGGCGAGGATGCACAGGCGCAGACCGTGGTCGCGCCGGCTGACGCGCTCGTGCAGGTTCCGCTCCCGGCCGTCCTCCTCGCCGCTGACGATGAAGTCGGCGAGGTCGCCGGTGTAGCCGGAGAACGTGACGTAGTCGGCGACCAGCTCGAGGTAGGTCGTGTTCTCACCGATCTCGGTGACGTGCGGCTCCGGGTCGTTCGGCCAGAGGACCACGACGCAGGGAGACTTGGTGTCCGTCGCCCGCTGCTGCGCCAGGCCCGCCACGGCGGCGTCGAACTCCGCCAGGGCTTCGACTGCTTCGGACAGCTTCTCTTCGGCCTTGCCGATCGACTTCTCCCGGCGGTCGACGTCTGCTTCGAGGCGCCTGCGGACGACCGCGAGACGTTCTGCGGGGGTGCGCGGGATCATGCCGTCGCTCACGGCTCTACCTCCTTCATCTTCGGCAGCAGGCCGGCGGGAAGGTGGCCCTCGATCGCGACGCGACTCTCTTCGCGCGCCGATCGCGTCACGAGGTCGTCGTAGATCCTCATGAAGGCCGAGCGGGTGAAGGACAGTTCGCGCTCACTGCTCGCGAAGCAGATAGCGTGCCAGCCGGTGGCCCTGGCTGCCGCAGTGGCTTCTGGACTGCCGAGGTCTGGCACCTGCCCTTCGCTGTAGCCGGTCGTCTCCGCCGCATTGATCGCCGCGGCCCACGCCACGCCGGCGCCGAGATGCTGCGGCCCCGTGAGGCCGCGAATGTCGGCCGGTGTCGGCGGGCGGTCGCTCACTCTGCCGTGCTGTCGAAAAGCGGCGACGCCGATCTCGTCGGAGATGTCCGAGAGGGCGTCTGCCCAGAGATTCGCCATGAGCTGCAGCTCTCTCGAGCTGCTCGGCGTCTGGAAGCGCGCGCCGTAGAAGGAGCTGCAGATGGTGAAGCCCTGAAGGATCGCCTTGACGTTCATTCGTCCTCCAGTTCGCGGTAGAGCGCGCCGATCGCGCCGAAGGCGGAGTCGACGGCACGACCGGAGCGTTGCGCGTTGCCACCGCCGTTGCGGGAGAAACTGGCGGCGGCGCGCTTCACGTAGTTCGCGTTCGGGGCTTGGGCAGTGATCGCCGCACGAAGTCCGTAGCGCATGGCATCCGCGGAGACCGTGCCCTCGAGCTCGACGAGCGGCTCGTAGATCTGGCGTATGACGCGGGACAGTGCGGCGCGCCCGGTCTTGTTCTCCGCCGCCATGATCTCGGCCAGCTGGAGGAGGTCGCTGGGGAAGGCGGAGGCGGCGAGCAGCTCCTCGGCTCTCTGGGCCAACTTGTCGACCTTCGGAGCCTTCACTTTCGGGGGTGGGCCCGATTCTTCGGGCAAAGAGGGTTCTTGGTTCTCTTCGGTTGGGTTAGGTTCGGTTGGGTTAGGTTCGGTAGCTGAACACGTGCGCGCACCGTGCTTCGCACGTGCATCGCACGTGTCTGAGGAACCTTGCTGCCGTGCCTCGCGCATGCGCTCACGGTTGCGTTCGCGTCGCTCCATGAACTTGCCGGCGTAGTCGTGCCAGTCGTGGATGCGGCGCTGTTCGTCGACGAAGCCGGACTCGGTGAGCGCGTCGATCAGGACCTTCGGCGAGCCGTCGTAGCGACACGCCCTGGCGATCTGGCGGTCGGTGAAGTGCGACAGGTCGCCGTCCTGGGCGTAGTCCAGCGCCCACCACCAGAGCTCGTGCAGAAGCCCGATCGCGGCGTAGTCTGCGACGTCGTTCTGCACCGTTCCGGCGAAGAGAAGCTCGGCTAGGTGGTCCTTGCGGGGGTGGTCGCGAAGGGTCTGGTGCGACTCGATCCAGGCGCTCATGTCCCCGCCCTCACGGCCAGCAGGCTGCCGACGTCATAGGTGACCGGGATACCCAGCCGCCCCGACTCCGTGATCTCGTCCGCGACGCCGCTACTGATGATGCCATCGCGGTGCTTGGTGGCGACCACGAACACGGCCGCGGGCCTCCCTTCCAGTAAGCGCAGCAGATCCATACTGCGGCGCTTGTACTTCGAGTCCGCGAGCGGCACCGGGGACGCGAGCCCTTCCAACATGTCGCCGGCTGGGTTGATCGGACACATGCCCAGTTCGATGAACTGGCGGGCGTAGCGGCTCATCTCGGCGCAGCTAGCCAGGTAGTCACCGGGATAGCCCGTCATCGGACAGATGATGTAGACGTAGAAGGGGGCGGCGGGGGTCATGGCGTCACCGCCGGGTCGTCGTAGAAGCCCAGAAACGGCATCTCGACCCGCCCACACTTCGAGCAGGCGGCGTTGCCGTCCGGCTTCTCGACGTAATCCTCTAGGCCGCTGACGAACACGTTCTCGTCGGGCGCCACAAACCGTCCACACTGAGGGCAGCGTCGGGAGAAGAGCATCCCGCCGGCGTAGCTCTGATATGGACTCTCGAAAGAGGTCATGGCGTCACCGCCGAGAACAGCGAGCGATGGTCAAGTGTCGCCTCGGCGTGAGCCAGATTCCGGGAGGCGGTGCGCCAGTAGGATTCCTTCAACTCGATGCCGACGAAACGGCGCTCGAGCCGGACGGCCTCGTGGCCCTCGCTGCCGATTCCGGCGAACGGGCTGAAGACGACCTCGCCGGGTGCGCTCCAGAGCTTCACGATGCGCTCGATGACCGGCAGCTGTAGCGGGCAGATGTGGCGCTCGTCGGCGGATTCGCGGGCGACAGTGACGTTGAGCACGTCGGTCTCCGAGATCCCGTCTCCATCGGGGGACCAGTCCTGCGCGTACCAGACCGGACGCGCCCACCGTATCCACTCCTCCTGCGTGACCCAGCCGCTCGGGTTGCCGTACTTCTCCGAGACTCCGGCGCGGATGGGGCTCGCGTTGTCCCCGTCCTTGCGGAAGTGCAAGACCCAGTCCGGCAGCGCGACGTGCATCATCGACGAGTCCGTGGCCAGCGTCTTGAACAGAAGCCCACGGTCCTTGGTGCGGATGGCCTTCACTTGCGGGTTCTTGTCGATGGTGATCTCGCCGTAGTAGCGCCAGCCCGCGTCCTGCATCATCTCGATGGTGCGGCCCCTGAAGTCCTTGAGGCCCGCGAATCCGTCCGAGTTGATGTGGGCGACGTACTGCGTCAGGTGCACGAACGCGGAGCGACCCGGCCGGGTGATGCGGAGAAGTTCCGGGGCCAGATAGCCGAAGTGCGCCATGAGGTCGTCGATGCCCTTCGCGTTGCCGATGTCGCGCACGCTGTTCGAGTAGGTGTACATACCGGGGAACGGCGGACTGAAGACGGACAGGTCGACCGATTCGGTGTCGACCTTCTTCGTGACCTCGACGCAATCCCCGAGGTAGAGCGTCCACGCGCCGCCCTCGACGACGTCCTCGCGGTACTCGGCGTCCTGCCTGGTCGCGCGACCAGCGACGGCGTCGTGCGTGAACTTGACGATCTGCGCCATCGTCTTGGTGGCCTCGCGCTCCTTCCGCTTGACGTTCTGCACTACGGCCCCCTCCGCGTCCGAGGTCACGACGTAGGCCGTGACGGGCTTGTCCTGCCCGAAGCGCCAGCAGCGGCGCAGGGCCTGGTAGAACTGCTCGTAGGAATCCGAGAGGCCGACAAACGCCATGTCGGAGCAGTGCTGCCAGTTCATCCCGAACCCGGCGATGGACGGCTTCGTCACAAGGACGCGCACGTTGCCGGCGGCGAAATCGAGCATGGCCTTGGCCTTGTGCTCGGGCGAGTCGGAGCCGCGCACCTCGACGGCGTCGGGGATGGCGTCGGCGAGGGCCTCGGACTCGGCGTTGAGGTCGCACCAGCAAAGGAAGGGGCGGTCAGTGCCGTTCGCCAGATCGGTCGCCGCCTGTACGCGGTTGCCGAGCGAGGCGCGGCGGGCTCGCCTGCGTTCCTGAATCCCGATGCGCTCGCTGGTGAAGAGGGCGTCAGGTGTGATGTTCTCGCCCTCGACCACGACCTCGCGGATGTCCAGTGCGGGCAACTCGAAACGACCGTCAGGGAATCCGAGGTCTGACGGCTTCCGCATGGCCACGGACCATGTCGCCATCCAGCGGTAGAAGTCCTCGTGCGAGTGGCCCTTGAGCCGCCACCGCGTGGTCGTGCCGTCGGTCGTGAAGTAGAGCGCCTTGACCTCGCTCTCCGTCATCACGCCGAGATACTCCGCGTGGTTGCAGAGTTCGGCAGGGTCGTTCGGGGCGGGCGTCGCAGTGCAGGCCAGCCGAAACGGGATGCGCTCGGCGAAGGCGATGACCTCGGTGCGGGTCTTGCCGTCGTAACTCTTGAGGATGGATGACTCGTCGAGCACGATGCCAGCGAGCAGGTCGGGGGAGAAGTGGCGCAACATCTCGTAGTTCGTGATGTTCACGCCCAGCGTGACGTCTTCGCCCGTTCGGCAGACGTTCACGGGAACGGAGAACTTGTCGCCCTCGCGCGCGGTCTGCTCGGCTACTGCTAGCGGCGCGACGATGAGGACGATGCCGTCCCGCCGCTCGCATACCAGCCGCGCCCACTCCAACTGCATCGGTGTCTTGCCGAGACCGCAGTCGGCGAAGATGGCGGACCTACCCTTCTCGCAGGCCCAGGCCACGAGGGCGCGCTGGAAGTCGAACAGTTGCGGATTGATTGCGGACTCGGCGACCTTGAAGCCGTCGCCGTGATCCATCATGGCGCGGGCCTCGAGGAAGGCGGCGTAGTCGCTCATCCCGGCCCCCACGTGTCCGAGTACGCCCGCCGCGTCGGGCACTTGAGGTGCGGGTAGTCACGATTGAGCAGGCGCGCCAGGTCTGACGAGAGGTGGTCGTTCACGAGCACCGGCTCGTGGTCGCGTCTCGTCAGGCCGAGACGGCTCGCGAAGTGTGGCCGGCGCAGCAGGCACAGATAGAGCCGCGTCGACGGGGCGATGCCCTGCAGGCGGTCCTCATGAGCCCACGCGACGATGACTCGCCAAGCCTGCGGGTTGCGGTATCGCCAGGCGAGGGCGTCAGTCAGAGGATCCACCGTGATGGTGAGCTGCTCGCTCATCACTCAGAAGTCGGACGCGGAGTCACGCGCGGCGCGGAACTCCTCGGCGTCCATGCCGGGCGCCTCGTCCTCGTCGTCGCCCTGCTCGGCCCGGGCCTCCTCGTAGTCGACGTCGACGACCTCGCCCGAGATCGGGTCGACCTTGTCGGGCAGGGCGACGAGCTGCTCGATCATCCAGCCGTAGAGGCCCGCCGGCACGTCGTCGAGCCGGCCACGGTAGTTCTGGTGGACGCGGGCCGCCTTGAGCAGTCCGGCCTGGTCGGTGCCCTTGACCGCGGCCAGGCGCAGCAGCGTGGCGATCGCCTCGTCGCCGACGCGCTGCGCGGTCTTCTGACCGGCCGCGTCGGAGGTCCCCTCGACGAGCACCTTGCCGCGCACGCCGAGCACGGCCAGGATGGCGTCGGAGGCGGCCCGCTTGCAGGCCATCTTGAGCGCCGTGTTGGTCTTGTCGTCGCTCTCCTCGCGGACCTGATAGTAGCGTTCGCCCTTCTTGGTGAACTTCTCCCGGCGGCGGTCGGGCGCCGTGGCGTCGTACTCCTTGTTGTGGGCGCTGCGCCATTTGTACTTGGTCTCGGACGTGGAGCACTCGCCGAGGCCGCTACCGAGGAAGGTGCCGCTCGGCTGGTGGATGACGCGGCAGGTGGCGACGTAGCGCCGGCCGTCGTCTGAGGCGTCGGTCTCGATGACGTACTCGAGCGCCAGCTGGAAGCTCGCGGCGAGGAGCTCGACGCCGGCCTTGTAGAGCATGTTCCCCGGCACGCCGGGGGCGACGGGGCCGTAGTGGATGCCGGGGCTCATGACCTCGGCGACGACCTTCTCCACGGCCTGCATCCTGGCCAGCAGGACGTCGGCCGCGATGGCTTGCAGCTCGATCGGCGGCAGAGCCGCCTCGGTCTTGACGATCTCGGTGCTCACGGGGTCTCCTCTTCTCTTGCGCCCTGGCGCTCGGCGAAGGCGCGCAGGCGCAGGGCCTCACGCAGGGCGGTCATGGACAGGTCAAGCTCGCGGAGCTCGTCGTAGGTGCGGGCGTTCTGCCCCCCCCGGACCTCGTCCTCGAACTCGAGCTCCTCGAGGCGGCGCTCTTCGGCGGAGAAGGCGCTCATCGGCTGCGCATCCATGCGGCCCACGCCAGCACGCAGAGCACGAGGGCGTAGGCGATCGCCACGGCGGCGACGGCGAGGCCGGCGGCGGTCGGGTTCACGCCGTCCGCCTGGCGTAGGCCGGGTGCGACCAGTCGGCGACGATCTGGCGCCCGGTCTCGAGGGTGACGAGGCAGTTGCGTCCCCAGCGTTCGATGCCGAGGATGCGCACCGGCTCGCCGTGGAGCAGGTAGTAGACGTGGCGGCGGGTGTACTTCATCGCGCGCCGCAGGGTGATGCGCCGGTAGCCGTTCACGGCCGTTCCTCTCTCGTCGGCCTGCTCTGCTCGGCCAGGAAGCGGACGACCTCCTCGGCGTAGAAGAGGAAGTCGCGCTTCGCGTAGGCGAGGCGCTGGAGCTGGCCCTCGTTGGCCAGCCGGCAGACCGCCTCGCGGCTGATGCGCAGGACGTCGCCGGCCTGGCCGGCGTCGAGGACGGTCGGCAGGTCGGCGAGGTTGGCGGGATGGATGCGGGTCTCGCGGCGAGTGCCCGGCGTGCGGCCGCTGCTCTTCGGGGGCCGGGCGCCCATCAGAGGATGCCCTCGGCCCGGGCCGCGGCCATGAGCACGACGAGGAAGATCCCGCCGTAGAGGACCAGTCCGGGCAGTCCACTGACGAGCCCGGCGGCCAGGCCGGCGGCGGCGATCAGGACAAGGAAGCCGGCGAGCCCGGCGAAGGTGAGCGCGAAGCGTCCGAGAATGGACGCCGAACGCTTGCAGAGTCGTGTATGGTCCTGTATACCCTCACAGCGTGAGGCGGTTTCTCGCAAGGTTTCCGCTGATCCGAAGCGCCCTATCTCTTTGCCGGGAGGGGCGCTTCGTAGTCTTTGCGACATCGAAGCTCCTTATGTGTACTGGACGGGTGACGGTTTCTCGGCTGCTACCTCCTCTCGTTCACGGCGTTGCTGGTGGTCCGTAAGTTATCAGTTCTACTAACTGAGTCAATACCCTTTGGCGCGCAAAGTCTCCACCAGTGCCTCAGCCTCTGACTCCGTGATGACCCACTGGCTGCCGACCTTCTGACCGAGCCTGCCGAGCAGGCAGAGGCGCTCGATAGAGGGGCGCGAGTAGCGCACGCCGCGCTCCCGCACGAACTCGTGGGTCTGCGTGATGCTGAAGAGGCGGCAGGGTGTCTTCTTGCGCGGGGTCATGGGGGACCTATCCTACCGCCGCCGCTTTCGTGGCGGTCAAGGGTCATCGTGGTGGACATTGTCGCGGCTCTTCATCGGTGGCACGATGGTTCCACGACGGGCGGACGGACAGACCGGGGGGCATCATGGACGACGAGCAGAAGACCGAGCAGGAACCCGAGCAGAAGCCAGGCTGGGCCGAGCGCATGGTCTCTGCGGGCGAGGGGATGGAGAAGGCCGGCGGCTCGATGGAGAGCGCCGGCTGCAGCGCGATGACCTTCTTCGTGATGCTGGCGATCGTCGCCGTTCTCGGCTTGATGATCTGGGCCGTCAGTTGCTAGGACACGTGAGGCCCCGCCGCGTCCTCCACCGCGGCGGGGCCTCCTGGCCGCCTGGCAAGGGCGGCGAGCCGGGGACGCCGGCTATCCTTAGGGTTCTGTAGTCCCTGAGCGCGGTTTGACCCACAGTTCGTAGAAGCCGGTTGCGGTCGCGTACACGGTGCCCATGAAGGCGAAGACCTGGGCGGCGGTCAGCGCTTCGCCGCTCTCGAGTAAGCCGAGCACGTCGCCGGCGAGCCAGGCGGTCGCGAGGCCGAAGATGGCGCTGATGCCGATCGAGAGCAGCCACTTCGGGCGGCTTCCCCAGCCCGAGCGCTTGATCCACTGGATCAGGTAGGTGGCCACGCCGCCGGTGACGAGCAGCATGGCGATCAGCGAGATGACTTCTGTGGTACTCACGTGCGCTCCTTTGTCGGTGTCAGGTCGAGACGATGAGGCCGAAGTCGTAGAGCCAGACGGCGAGGGCGGCGGCCGTAAGGACGAACTTCATCGGGAGCCCTCAGTAGGTGGTCCATGGTCGCCACCCGGAGCCCCGGTAGAGCTTGAGTCCGTAGGCGAGGTTGAGTCGCACGTGGAGCGGGTCGAACTTGCCCCGCCAGTGACAGGGCGCGAGCTGCAGCAGACCGGCACATCCCGAGTAGGCGTTGCGTGCTCGCGGGCTGCCGCCGGACTCGGCGCGGATGATGCGCCCGAGCGTCCACAGAGCTGCGTCCGGCCAGCCGACGTCGATCGCATCGTCGGCCCAGCGTCCGACAGAGCGTCCGTAGGCCCCAGTCCACCGCCGAACCCAGCCATCCGCGTAGCGTTCTGCGCGCGCCTTCTCTGCAGCTCGTCGAGCGGCCCTGGCGGCAGCGGCTGCGGCCTCGCGTCGCGCCTCCAGAGCCGCGGCCACCATGGCTGCGTCCTTGCGAGCAGGCGGCGGACCGCGGCGAGCCAGGGCATCGGCAGGAGCGGCCGAGACGGTGATGGTGACGAGGAGCGCGATGACCAGGTGACCGACATTCGACATGCCTTCCCCTTGATCGCCTGCAGAGTCGGCGCGGGCCGGGCGGTACCACGCCGGCCCGCGCCTGTCGCGGAAGGGGGTACCAATCACGACGAGCCCAGCGTAGGCTGCGCGTCACCGCCCCCCGGGCTCGGGGCCGCCCCCCGGACGACGGCTGTGCTCCGGGACGTAGAGCACGCAGTCGACGACCACGTCCGGAAGGCTGCGTCGCCCGCAGGACCCGTAGTCGGCGACCAGCTCGCGCAGGGCGCGCAGATAGGGCGCGCAGGTGGCCTCGGCGCGGCACTTGCGGCAGGGCCGGGTGACGCGCAGCTCAGCCACGTCAGACTGCCGGCCTGCGGGCGCCGTCGTGGCAGCAGGTCCCGCAGACGAGCAGGTTCTCAGGCGTGTTGTTCTGCGGGTTGCCGTCGATGTGGTGGGTCTGGGCGACGATTCTGCCGTTGGCGCGATGCGGCAGCCGTTTGCCGCAGGCTTCACAGTGGCCCTTGGCGCGCCTCAAGGCCGCGCGCCGGGCGGCGCGGTAGGCGGCGGAGCGGTAGCCGGCGCGGCGTGGATCGGCGAGCAGGCGCGCGACCTCGCCGAAGTGGAGCTCGCAGACGCTCTCACCGGGGATCGCCGGCTGCGCGCAATAGCGGCAGCCCGTCCGCTCAAGGTGCAGGGCGCCGGACTGGCGGAAGATGCTCACGAGCCCTCCACCTGGATGAGGGCGCGCCGGCGGCGCTGGAGCTTGGAGCGCGCCGCCCACAGGTCGCGCTGCGCCTCGATCTCGTCGATGTGCTGCTCGTGCAGGGCGATGCGGCGCTCGACGTGGCAGGGGCCGCACATGCCCGTCCTGGCGACGGTCACGTAGCGCTTGCCGCAGGCCGGGCAGAGGGGCGCCAGGGCGAGGTGACGGACCCGGACAGTCACGGCCTCGGGGGTGAGGGTCAAATCGGGGTCACTATTTCGCGAGCGGGAAAGCACCACGCCTAGCCTCTTGGCCTGACACTTCACGCTCTCGTGCGAGCGCCCGAGTGCCGCCGCCGCCTCGCGCCCACCGATGCGCGGGCCAAGGTAGCGAAGCGCCTCGATCTCGAGAGTCGTCCAAGGCTTCAACCTGAGTCAATCATGCCAGCCGGTCGGGCCGGGCTCTGCACCGTGTTAGCGCGGACCGCCGCGCGCGGGCCGAGCACGGCGGTCCGCTGGCACCTGCCGGGGGTGAGGCAGGTGCGTCCTTCAGGCGGGCGCCGACGCGACCTGGGCACCGCCGGCCTGCACGTTGCGCCGCCGATCGCCGGGGTTGTAGTTGGAGCAGTTCGGGGCGTTGGCGCAGAGCCCCATGGTGGTGATCGTCAGGACCAGTGCGCGGTAGTCGCGCTCGAGGTCGGTGATGCGCGTCTCGAGGCGCGTCTCGCGGACGTGCCAGCCCTCCTCGAGCCTGGACCACTCGCGCTCTCGCGTCTCGCCCTGATTGCGCAGCAGGTCTGTCTGCTCGCGCATGAGGTCAATCGTCGCAGTGGCCTCGGTGAGCGCGGCGGCGCGCGACTCGCGGTGGTCTTTGCGCAGCATCGCGTAGGCGGTCGCCACGCCGACGATGATGCCGATGGCGGCGCTGCCGATGGCGATCAGTTCGGGCATGGAGTTCAGGTGACGCCGATCCCGATGAGGTCCACGCCGTCCGTGAGGAACCACATAGCGGAGCCCTCAACCGGGGTGACGTCAGAGAAGTGCACGACGCCGGCGAGCACCGTCTCGGAGCCGGCGAGCGTGACGTCGCAGGTGCCGTCCTCGTTGTCGGTCACGACCGTCCCTTGGCGCAGGCGCACGGACGACCGCGCGCCGGCCGGCGTGTTGCCCTTGACGATCTGTGCGACGCGGTGCAGGTCCATCGTACTTCCTAGTATGTGATGCGCGTCTCGCGCGCCGTCGCGGTCTGGACGTCGGCGGCGCTCAGCGGGATCGAGAGCTCGTCGATGATGTAGGTGTGCAGGGCGCCGGTGTCGTCCTCGAGCTCCACCGCCTCGAGCGGCACGATCGCCGGGTTCGGTATCTGCTCCCACGAGAGCGACTCGACCCGGCCGCGGACGCGCTCCAGCATGGAGCCCGCGACCTCCTCGGCCGTCTCCGCCGTCTTGATGAGCGGCGACGAGTAGAAGTAGGGCACGCGGCCGAAGGGACCGTCGACGAAGGTCGGGCTCTGCGGGTCGAGGTCCCACGCCTCGCCGCGCACCGGCGTCGCGAGCGTCGAGCCCTCGCCGGTGGCGATGACGCCGTTGTAGGTCTGCTCCATCGGCGAGACGCGCGTCTGCGCCGTCACCACGGCAAGCTCGTCGCGGCGGTAGAGGTAGGCCGGCACGACGCTCGCCGCGTCGGGCGGCTGCATGAGGCGCACGACGCCCTCGACGTCGAGGTAGAGCGTGAAGCCGTGGGCCTCGGCGAGCTTCTGCGCGTCCGACCACGGGTCCGACGAGTCGCCGGCCTCGAAGACCACCGGGGCGTCGATCGTGTTGTCGATCACGTTGGCGTCGAGCGCCATGCGCACGTCGGGCCAGCGGTCCGAGAGAAGCTCGACGAGGCCGGCCACGAGCGTCGTGCCGGCGGTGATCTGGTAAGGGTCGGTCCAGCGGGCGCGCGAGATGCGCACCGAGAGGTCCGAGCAGGCGCACGTGACCTCGGTGCCGGACTCGTTCTCAGTGAAGGTCGCTTCGTCGACCGTGAAGCGACCGAGACTGACGAGGACCTCGCCGCCGCCGGCCGTGACCCAGCCGCGCCGGATGACCAGTTCGATCCCGGGCGTGACCAGCAGGTCGTATATCTCGCGGTGCGTCCATCCGTCGCTCGGCGAGAACGAGACGTCGGCGGTGCGCCACACCGTCCGGCGCGCGTCGGCGCTCACCGAGCCGTCGACCGCCTCGAGCTCCGCCATGAGCACGCCGTCGTAGTAGACGAGGATGCCGGCGATGACGACCTGCGCCGGGTCCTGACCCGAGACGCCGGCGGCGGTGCTGGTGTCGAGGACGAAGATAGACGCCGAGAGGGCCGGGCTCGTGTTGAGGTCATGATCTCGGTACTCGACCTCAAGCTGGCGCGACCCGTAGCCGCCGAGCTCGTAGGCGACGTACATCCAGCCGCGCTTGCGACCGCCGTGGAACGTCTGCCACGCCGACCACGCGCCGCCTTGCTCGCGCAGGCGGTAGTCGGTGGGCGGGTTGCCGGCTGAGCTCGTGGCGCGCAGCCCGAGCTCGACCTCGAGCGAGGCCGTCGCCTCGGCGCCGCCGTTGATGCGCAGCCACGTCGCCCACGTGATCGTCAGCGTCGTCGAGCCCTCGACCACCGGGCTCGTGTTGCCGTCGTTGTCGCGGAACTGCGCCGACAGCGTGAACAGGTGAGGATCGGCGTCGTCTTGCGGCGGCAGGTCGTAGTCCTGCCAGCCGGGAGCGAACGCTGCCCACTCGCTCCAGTTCGCGCCCTCGTCCCACGAGAGGCGCTGCTCGATGACGGCGCCGGCGCTCGAGACGGCGGCGAGGTTGTAAGCGACCGCGTTGTCGACCGGGTTGGCCTCGTCGAAGGTGACGCTTGCCGTCCAGTCGAGTTGCAGGTCGATCGAGTCGCTGACCGCTTCCGATTCGTACCACTCGCCCTCGTAGGTCACGCGGAACTTGCCGTACACGCTGAGCGTGTGTGGCTCTTCATCGGCCTGTGACGGTAGCTGGTAGGCGCGCGAAGTCGCGTACTCCTCCCAGTCGCTCCACGTCACGCCGCCGTCCGAGAAGCACATCTCATCCGGCGCCTGTGCCGCGCCGCCAGCGAGCGAGACCGAGGAGGAAACGGCGAGCGTTACATCGTTGTCGTCGGTCGACGCCGCGCCCGCGTTGATGATGACGCTGCTGCTGTCCCATACAACGGCGAGGGCATAGCTCAGGCTGTCGTGTGCCGTCCCTAGCCAGTCCCAGCCGCTCGAATCGCCGTCGTAGTATTCGCTGAACTCAGCCTCTGAGAAGTCGATGCGGACGTTGGTAACGCGCGGGCAGTTACCATTCACGTCGCTCCAGGCACCGGTTGCTGTCGTCGCCCCAAGACTCACCTGGAGGTAGTACATGCCTGCCGGGACGGTGTACGAAATCGTGTAGGTGACAAAGCCGTCCTTGTGGACGGAATGCGTGACCGTCTCTGCAAGGGTGTCTTCCGGGGTGCTGCCCGGTCCATCCTTGCCCCAGGCCCGGATGCGGACAAGAAACGGGTATCCGGTCGTGCCCGGCCAATACAGGTCGAGGCGGGCCGCGACGTCTTGGCCGGAGCTGACGGGGAAGACATCGGATTCCATGTAGGTGGCGAGGGATGAAGACTGGACGAACTTGCAGCAGGCGTCAGCAGGAGCTGGTAGGTCGACTCCCGGCGCGGCGTCTCGGGACACGGTGAGGGGCGCGCCGGTCTTCGTCCAGCCATCGGCGACGTTGACAGCGAAGCGGGGGTTTACGACATAGTTGTAGTCCGTCACGCCCTCTTCCGCAGGCAGCGACCAAGTGACGACAAGGCTGGGATCGTTCGCGATGCCGGAAATCTCCGAGGTCTTGAAGGTGGTGTACTCGCTCGAGGCTGGCGGCGCGCTTCCGGCGACCTCTCGGTCGCTGACAATCACGAGGTCCGTAAAACCGCCGACGTTGACCGCCGCGAGCATCGCCGCCTTGCTCGCGAACTGGTTGAGTGTGGCAGTCGTCCAAGCTCCGCCCGCCGTGGCGAAGTCGGCGAGCACGTCGGCGGCGGCGAGGTTCCTCGGGTCGACCCAATCCTCGGTGCCGATTGCGGCTCCAAAGTTCGCCGCGTAGGCCCTCAGTACGATGTCGTCGCCGGAATAGGTCGCGCCGGCCTGGAGGAACAGCACGGCCGATTCGATGATGGCCTCGTCCGGAATGACTGAGGTGCCAAACCTCAGGCAACCGGCCCAAACGTAGTAGGTCCCAGCCGAGAGTCGCTGACCAATCGTGCAGGTCGAGGAAGTAGGGTTCACGGCCAGCGTGCCCCCCGCGCAAGCCGTTGCATAGTCGGCATTCGTCGACTGAAGGCGGGCATCCTCCGAGGGATAGAAGGTCTGTCGGAACATGTCAGGCGACCGGCGGCCGGCCGACTTCGGCGTACTCGAGCCCGTAGGGACGGCGCGGCGCTACCAGCGTCCCGGCGCGCATCCACGAGGGCTTGATGACGCGGGCGTAGAAGGCGTCGCCGAAGGCCGTCTCGACGTAGAGCACGTCGTTACACTCGACGATCGCCACGAGGTCGTCGATCTCGTCGGCGTCGCGCGCCGTGATCTCCAGCGTGCCGAGCTCGCCGGCGCTGGCGCCCGACACCGAGACGGCGCTGCCGCGCCCCAGCGGGCGGAAGATCGTCACGAGTTGCTCGCGCTCGGCCTGCGGGTTCTGCTTGATCGGCGCGGCCAGCCAGTTGAGCTCCTCGTTGCTCGGCACCTTGAGGTTCCAGCCGACGAGAGCCGGCCCGGTGCAGGTGTCGCTCGCCCAATCCGACGAGAGCTCGGTGGAGTCGCTCGTCAGTACGTCGACGATGCGCGCCCGGTAGGACAGCGCGACGCCGCGCGCCGCCTCGTAGTCGGATGCCAGCGCGTTGTCGCCGACGATGACGGCGACGTCGGCGCAGCCGCGCACCGTCTCCCACGTGACGCCGGCGTCATCGGAACGCTCCACGAGCGCCGTCACAGCGTCGCCGTTGTAGAGCGCCGTGGCGTCGACGTGGAGCGCGATGTCGACGCGCTGCTCGGCGTCGTCGGTCGTTACCACGAGGGTCGGGGTCGTCGGCAGGTCAACGTCGATCGTGAAGGGCTCCTGCGACCAGTCCGACCAGTAGAGTTGCGAGCCCTCGGGGACGTCGCGGCTGACGCGCGTAAACAGGATGTAGTCGCCGTTCTCGAGCCGCACGTCGGGCTCGATCGAGACGTCCTGCGCGGTCGGCGTCGTGCCGTCCGAGTAGGCCATGTCGATGAAGCGCGCGAAGTCGCTCCACAGCGGCGTCGCGAGTGAGGACGACGGCGGCGCGGTGGAGCCGCCCGGGATGTCGGCCGCGTCGTAGATGCGGTACTCGACGTCGCCCTCGCAGAGCCACGGCTCCTCGTCGGTCGGGACCTGCCACGTCTCGACCACGGTGTTGATCCCCACGGTACAGGTCGGCATCTGCGTGTCGCTGATGGTCCCGGTGGGCGCGTCCGGCGCGTCGATCGTCGCCTCGAGCAGGTAGTACAGCTTGAGGTAGGCGCGGTACACGTAGGCGCGTCCTGCGGCTGCCGACGAGTCAGAGAGCCCGAGCGCCGCGTCGTCGGCGGTCATCACGTGAGTCGCCGGCCGGCCGTCGAGGCCAATCGGGCCGCCCACCGCCTGAGCCCAGCCGAGATTGTGACAGCCGCGATGCGCCGGGAGCTCGTGGTTGCCGGCGTCGGCGCCGTGCGGGATGTTGAGGTAGACGCCGCGTGAGGCAATCTTGGAGTTGTAGTGGGTGCAGACGAGGGCCTTCGCCGTGCGGTAGCCCTCCTTCTTGGAGCGCACGAACGGGCAGACGCTCACGAGCCGGCCGCCCGGCGGCGCCGGGTTCTCGCAGCGCAGCACGACGCGCACGCCGGCGTTGTTGCTGCGCGCGTAGGTGCCGTTGTCGGCGTCCGAAAGGACCGTGTGCAGGTCGCCGCCGGTCGCCGTCCAGCTTTGCACGTTCGAGACGCGAGCTGTGACGTCGATGGATTCGCTGGGCATGGCCTACCTCACGTCGCGTTGATCTCGCGCGCCAGCTTCACGAGCGCCTGCTCGAGCCCGCTGCGCGCCGCCGTCTTGACCTCGCCGGGCCGCACGCCGGCGCCCACGGTGATCTCTACCTGCACGGCGCCGCGCGAGATGACAACGGCCCCAGAGCGTCCATAACCGCCTCCGGCGCCCCGGAACCCTCCCGGGCCGCCAAACGCCGGCAGCGCCGCTCCAGCGAGCGCCTGCGCGGCTCGGCGCACCATCGGGTGCGTGCCGTCCATCCCCAGCGCCATGCCGAGCCCGATGTTCTTGCCGACCTCGGCGAACACCTTGGACGGGCTCGAGATGCCCAGCGCCTTCTTCGCCCAGCCCGGCAGCAGGTTCTTAAAGAACGAGTACACCTTGTCCTTGAGCCAGCCGGCGATGGAGCTCATGCCGTTCCAGACGCCGCGCAGCACGTCGGCGCCGAAGCCGTAGAGGAGCTTCGCGCCGCTTCCGACTGCGGAGAGGATGCGGCCCGGCAGGCCGGCGGCGTAGGAGACGATCGAGTTGAACGCGCCCACGGCGCCGTCGCGTATCCGCTGCCAGTTCTTGACCAGCAGGATCACGAGGTTGCCCATGGGACCGATGAGGACGCGGACGATCAACGTGCCCCACTTCTTGAAGAACCCGACGATCCAGTTGAACACCGTCACGGTGGCGCGCTTGATCGCGTTCCACGCCCCGGTGACGATCTTGCGGAACCTCTCGGACTTCTTGTAGGCGATGATGAAGGCGGCCACGAGGGCGGCGATTGCGACCACCACGAGCCCGATGGGGTTCGCCGTCAGGGCGATGTTGAGAAGCCACTGCGCGGCAGCGCTGGCCTTGGTCGCGGCGGAGTGCGCGATGGTGGCGGCCGTGGCGGCGACCTTGGCGGCCGTCTCGGCGGCCCACGCGGCAGCCTGCTTGGCGGCTATCGCGGTGGCGACCGCGGCCTGCCGCGTCCATGCCGCGATCGTCTTCGCCGTCGAGGCGACCCACGCTGCCGCCATGCGGCCGGCGGCGGCAACCTGCGCCGCGGCGGCTCGAGCGGCAGAGCCTACCCACGCCGCGGCCTGTCGCGCCGCGCTGGCAGCGGCAGCGGCGGCCTGCCGCGTCCATGCCGCGATCGTGCGCGTCGCCGACGCCGCCCACGCGGAGCTCGCGCGCGCGGCGGCGGCGACCTGCCGGGCGGCGGCCTTGGCCGCCTGCGCTATCCAGACAGCGGCGGACCGGACCATGCGCGCCGTAGTGGTCACGAGCGACCTGGCGAAGCCTGCGACCGCTTTGGTCGCGCCGGCGATGGCGCGTGCATACTTCGGCGCCGCCGCGGCGCCCTTACCGAAGGCGAGCGTGATCTTGGCGACGACGCCGACGAGCCGTCCGATCCCGACCGCGAGCTTACCCACGACGACGAGCAGCGGTCCGGCGACGGCGGCTGCCACGCCGAGCTTGACGATCCACGTCCGCGTGCCGGAGTCGAGCCGTGAGAAGGCGTCGCCGACGCGCTTCAGGTCGCGCACCATCGCGGTCGCCGCCGGCATGAGGGCGTTACCGATCTGGATCGCCGACGTCGAGAGCGTCGCCTTGAGGTTCTCCCACTTGGCGCTCAGCCGGTCGGCGTTGGCCGTCACGAGCTTGTCGAACTTGCCCGTGTTCTTGGCGATCTGCTTCTCCTTGTCGAGCAGGGTGTCGTAGCCGTTGACGAGCGCCATGATGGTGCCGCCGCCTCGCGCGCCGCCGAAGGCTGCGGCGAGCAGTTGTCCCTGCTTGATCTCGGAGAGCCCCTTCATCTTCTCGCGGAGCAGACCGATGGCCTCAGAGATGCCGCCCTTGCGCAGGGCCTTGGCGAGGTCGGTCGACTTGAGCCCGATGTCGGCGAGCGCCTCCTTGGCCTTGTCGGTCGGTGCCGCCATCATGCTCATCGCCATGCGGAGGCGAGTGGCGGACTGCGCCGCCGGCTGGCCCTGGGCGGTGAACAGGGCGATCGAGGCGCCGACCGACTGCAGCGAGACGCCGAACGTCTTGGCGGTCGTGAGGATGCCGGTGCCGAGGGCGGCGTTGAGATCCTCCATGCGCAGGTTGCCGGCGCCGACGACGGCGTTGATCGTGCCCATCGCTTCCTTGAACGTGGTGGCGCCTGCGACGCCCACGCGCCACGCGCCGGCGAGCGCATTGGTCGTCGCCTCAAGGTCGGCTTGGCCGACAGAGGCGCCCTCGGAGGCGATCTTGAGCGCCTTCATGGCGTCGGCGTTCTCCATGCCGACGCTCTTGAGGTGGTAGAGGGCGTTCGAGAGCTCTGTGGGACCGTGCTCGCCGCTGGGGGCCAGCTTGAGGACGGCGGCCGAGAGCTCGCGCACGTCGGCCGCCGAGCCGCCGGCCTGCGTCTGAATGAGCTTCATCGACTTCTCGAAGTCGGCCGCCATCTTCAGCGAGACGACGCCCACGGCGACGAGCGGCAGCGAGAGGCGCTTGCTCATCGACGCTCCCACGGCCGCGGTGCTGGCGCCGACGCGGCGCATCGACGCCGAAGCGGCGAGCATCGAGCCGCTCATGCGCTGCCCGGAGAGCGCCGCCTGCTTCTGCATCAGCGAGAGGTCGCGCATGGCGCGCTTGGCACCGGCGCCGTTGTAGGTGGTGACGATGTTGACGAGGACGCTCACGTCATCCTCGCCGTGTACTCAGCCTCGACGGCCTTGATCTCGGAGCCGACGGCGCCCATATAGGAGTCCTTCTTTGCGTCCCACGCCTCCCAGAGGAAGCGGCCCGGCGAGCCGTAGCGGGCGTTCAGGGTGTCGATCAGCGAGCGGGTGCGCTTGACGTTCTCGGGGCGCGCGTTGCGCACGCCGGCGGCGAGCTCGAAGATGCGTGCCAGCACGCCGGGCTCGCTGGACCACTTCTCGTGCGGTCCGACGCTGCCGGGAACGGTCGTGACGCCCTTGGAAAAACCGTAGGCCCTGGTGCGCGTGCGCACCCGGTAGGCGCTGCCGGTCATGCCGGTGCGCGCGAGGTTGCTCTGCGCGCCGGCTTTGAGGTCGCGGGCGACGACGTTGAGCGTGCTGTCGAGACGCTTGAGCAGGTCGGGCTGGAAGCGCGCCATGAGGGCGCGCGTCCGATCCACGCCTACGACTTCAACGACAGAGCCGGCCATGGGCCTAGCGCCCGCCCGTCAGCCGCCGGCCGAGAGACGCGAGCCGCGCGTCCCGCGTCGAGTCGTCGCCTCCTTCCTCGTAGAGCAGGTCGACCATGGCGTCAAAGACCCCGGGAGCGAAGCGCGGGATGCCCAGCAGGTCGCAGAGGTGGCCGACCGGCTGCATGGAGTCGAGGGCCACGCGAGCTAGACTGCGCTCGGTGGCCCGCTCTGTTCCCCCGCGTCTGACTCCTCATCATCGGCCTCTCCTTCGGCGTCAGGGATGGTCACGAGGCTCAGCCACTCGAGCCAGCCCTCCTCGCTGCCGCGCAGCTTGCCGCGCACCGCACCGAGATAGACGGCGTAGAGGCCGGCACGCCACTCGCGTTCCTCCTCGACCTGGGCGCGCTCCGTACGCCAGAGCTCGCGGTTGAACTCGATCTCGGACCCGCTCAGCGCCTCGCCGAGCTCCGGCTTGTCCGGGTAGGGATACTCGGCCTTCGCCCAATCCTGCGCCCGGATCGAGTCACCGATCCCGATGAGGACCTGCTGCGTCTCCTGCGTGTCGACGTAGATGACGTCGATCAGCTTCGCGCCCTGCGCCATGTCTTACCCCCTGTAGATCTCTGGACTTAGTAGCTCGCGACGGCGTTGACGACGGTGGCCGTGAACGCCGGGTTGCCGTAGCAGCGACCGCTGAGCGTGAGCTCCGCCGGACCGCCGGCAGGACTCGCCTCGGGCTCGCTGGTCTTCCACGCGACCCGGGTGGCCTGGAGGGTCACGCTGACTGCGGCCTCGGCGAAGACGATCGAGAACTCGCCGTAGGGCACCGCGCCGCTGATCGAGGTGCCGCCCACGGCCCCGGTGAGCAGGGCGCGCACGGGCAGCAGGTCGGGGACGCGCACCTTGAGCTCGACGTCGATCTCGAGGTCGCCCTCGTAGACGTCGCCGTTGAGCAGGTTCCCGGAGTAGATGTCGCCGGCGAGGTTGCGCTTGATGTCGAGCGAGCCGCCGAGGATCTTGGCGCCGCCGTCGTAGTTGGTGCCGTCGAGGTCGATCTCGGTGGTCGCCGAGAGGTCGATGCCCTTGAGGTACTCGAGCAGGGACTCGTCGAGGCCCGGGTTGTTGGTGGCCGGGGCCCAGTCGGCGTCGATGCCGGCCCAGGTCGGGCGCACCTTCACCGGGGCGTTGCCCTCCCACTCGATCTTGAGCTCATCGAGCTTGCAGTCCTCGGCCGCCTTGTAGCTCGTGTCCTTCTTGCCGAACACCGTGCACCAGGGCAGGGTCGCGGCGGGCTCGATGACGTGCGTGTAGGCACCGCCGCCGCCCGCGGCGGCGCCGCCGGCGAGGTGGGTCGCGGTCAGCACCGTGACGACGCCGTTGCCGGTGTTGCCCGGGGCGACCGACGCGGTGATGAGGGCCTTGGCGTCGGTGTCGGCGTTGAGCGCATCGCGGACCTGCTTGGCGGTCGAGGTGATGGCGCCGAGGGGGCCGGTGGCGAGGCTGACCTCGATCGCCAACGCGACCACCGTGATGTCGAGCACCTGGTCGTTGCCGGCCGGATCCGAGAGCTCGACCGTGATCCCGTTGCCGGCGGTGCCGGCCGTCTTGGCGAGGAAGGTGAGGTCGTTGTTGACGCCGGCCAGCGCGGTCGTGTAGACCGCCGGCACGGCGGGCGCGCCGCCGCTGGTGTCGACGTCGCCGAGTACCGAGTAGAGCAGGCCGGCGATGGAGCCCGGCCACATGCGGCTCTCGTAGTCCGCGGCCACGGCGGCCGACTCGCGGAACTCGCCGATCCCGCCGACCTCGGCCGAGGTGAGCTCGTCCTCGACCTGCTCGAGGGCGAAGTCGACGAGCTTGCCGCCGCCGACCGGGCCCCAGTAGTCCGGCTGAGCCTCGGGGGCGCCCTTGGCCGACTGGATGGCGAAGCCGGCCGCTGACAGTTTCAGGTTCATGCGGACTCCTTACTCGCTGTGGGCTTCGACGCCCTGACCGCCTTGCCGGCGGCGATGAGGCGCGCGAGCACCTCGGGGTCGAGGTCCTTTTCTGACACGATCCCGGCCTCGAGCTCGTAACGCAGGCGCCCGCTGGCGCCCACGAACGAGCCGCTGACCCACTCTTTGATCTCGTACTTGGCGAGGCTCTTGCTCATGGGCTCATTGTCCTTTCCGCGTCACCAGCACCGGCATCCGACGACGATCTCGAGGCACAGCTGGCGGTGAGTCCCGTCCGTGCCGGCGTCGAGCTTGTACTCGGGCACGCCCCACGCGGGCACGACGGCGGCGAACTTGTCCGACTCGAGCGCGTCCTCCACGGCGGCGGCGAAGGTGCGCAGGCGGCTACGCACGTCGGGGTAGGGCTCGGCGCGCTGCGTGTAGACGAAGACGGAGAGGCGGAACATCTCAGCGGACGGCTTGGTGCCCGACAGCTCCCACGACATCGCGCCCGACGACTCGCCCCCGATCCAGACGTGGTCGGGCTGGATCGAGGCGGGGAAGCCGAGTTCGACGGTGATGTCTTCGGGCTGCAGCGCCGGCTGGTCGTTGAGCGCGTCGAGCAGGGCGTCCTGCGCCGCCCACAGGTTGAAGTCGGTAATCATCCCGTGACCGGCTTGTCGGCGCCGAGCAGACCGATGATGGCGTCGACGTCGGGGATGCCGGTCTTGCCCGTCTTGTCGGCCTGGCTGATGCGGTAGCTGCCGAGCTCGGTCGAGAGTGAGGTGGCACGCCGCGGGATCGTCGAGGGCAGCGCGCGCTCGGCGGCGAGCATCATCACGGCCTGCTTGGCGAGCTCGGGGACGACGCTGCCGCCGTGCGTGTAGGCGACCTCGATCTCGGCGCCGTCAGGCCACGTAGCGGCCCACTCGATCGCACCATACTTGCGCACCACGACCTCGGCGAGCTCGCCCACCGTGAGCGGCGTACCGTCGACCTTCACCGAGCTCACGGGTCCGACGTCGACCCAGTGCGGCAGAAACAGGCGCCGGCGGCCGGTGCCGGTGAGGATCGCGGTCGCCGAGCGCCGCAGGTAGGCGCAGTGCGCCGCGGCCTCGAACCACTGCTCGGCGAAGGTGCGCGCCGCGGCGAGCTTGTAGTGCGGGTAGCGCGTCGTGTTGGCGAGCTCCGGGTAGGCCGCCCGCAGCTCAGTCGTGGAGAAGTAGTAGGGCATGGCTTACCTCCGCCGGTCGTTCCTGCGCCGGCCGATCTCGATGGTGAGTATCCAGACCGCTGCGCAGACGAGGGCCACGAGGAACCAGGCGCCGACGAACGCGAGTGCCGACTGCCACCAGGTCATCGCCGGACCTCGTCGACCTGGCGCTGCGCCCACTCCGGCAGGTGCGCGTAGGCGCCGCCGGCCGGAGCGTCCTTGCGCGGGTGCAGGATGTACCAGAAGAGGCGCGCGGCCGGGAAGTTGGGCTGCAGGTCGATCTTGCCGCGCAGATTGACCGCCTCGTGGTCGGTGACGTCGCGCAGGCGGAAGTTCGGGCAGAGCCGGTCATAGCGCCGGATGAGGGCGGCGCAGGTGCGGACCTGCACGTCCGGGTAGCTGTCCTTGCCGTCGCCGCGGTTGCAGAGCTCGATCCCGATGGTGTGCGAGTTGACCGCGCTCTCCCACGCCTCCAGCTGGCCGTCGCGGTCCCAGTCGTAGCGCCGGCAGAGCCCGGCCTGCCAGGCGGCGTGCTTGTAGGGGACGCAGTGGATCACGAGCCCGTCGTCGCCCACGACGTCGTGCGCGGCGACCTCGAACGAGGCTCGGGAGAACATATTCGCGACCGCGACGGCGCTGCTGCCCGCCGATACCGTGTGATGCAGGATCGCCCCGTAGACGTCGAGGAGGCCGCGCGGACGCGGGCTCCAGTTCGGGCTTCTGATCGTGCGCTCCATCATGACTACGCCTCTCGGTCGCCGCGCGCGTCCTCGATGGCGGCGATGTACTCGTTGCGCGTGTTGGCCTCGCCGGGGTCGATGTCCTCGGCGCGGCAGAGGGCTTGCAGGTCGGCGAGCTTCATGCGCTCGAGCTTGGGCGCCGGCGCCTGGTCCTCCGGGTCCGGGTCGCGCTCGGGCAGCATCGTCAGGCCCCGGTCGGGCTCGGGCTCGGGGGCGCCGCCGGGGAGGAGCCCGGCGCGGCGCGCCTCCTCGTCGCTGAGCTTGGTGCCCGGCGTGTAGGCAAGGACGGTGCGTCCGTCCACTGCCTTGCGATAGATGCGCTCCTTGACGATGAACATCGCTTACCCCCTTGACGTATTGGCTGCCGAGCTGATTGTCGGGCCGGCGTCACCGGGCGAGCAGGCCGAGCCGCACAGCCTCGGCCTCGGACACGATCGCGCCGGCCGGGTAGAGCAGGCGCCGGCGCCCCTCGAACGTCTCGTAGTAGCGCCCGCCGATGACGTACATGCCGGGCTCACCTTCCGCCGGCGCGACCGGCGGCAGGCCCGGCGGCTCGTAGGGCGAAGGCTCGCGGAAGCGGCTGCGCAGGAACCGCTCGAGGCCCTCGAAGGTGCCGTCAGACGAAGAGAGGTAGGCGCCGTCGATCCTGGTCCGCGCCTCGCGCTTGCTGATCTTGCAGTCGCCGATGCGCTCGCCGCCGATGCCGGCCAGGTTGCCGTACAGGGTGCGCTTGTGCAGGACGCGGATGCGCGTCGCGGCGCCGACGTCGAGCGCCTCGAGCATGGCCGTCTTGTGGATCGGCAGCGGCACGTGGAGCTCGTAGGAGAGCGGACGCGGGTAGCCGAGACGCCTCAGCAGGTTGAGCGTCTGCGCCATGCCCTTGCTGTACTGCGAGACGCCGCCCCAGCGTTCGCGGTACTGGCGCAGCACGCCGGATACCGGGCCGCGGTGCAGGACCGGGACCTCGGCGACCGGGCGGATGACGTAGAAGTCGTCGTTGAACAGGTAGAAGGGGTCGCTGGTGCCGGGGTGTTCGCAGGCGGCGCGCAGGGCGCGCGTCGTCACGCGGTATTTGACGTCGCGCTGGTCGGTGGCGACGAACTCGACGCCGCGCAGCCACTCGGGCGCGCCGCCGAAGATCCACACGCGCTCGTGCGGCAGGTTGGCAAGCGAGCGCAGCGAGTAGCGCAGCTCCTCGTTCTCACCGTCGCGGCAGAGGTAGACGACGTCCACGGCTTCCCCTCACGAGAAACGGCCCGGGCTCGCGCGCTGCGAGCCCGGGCCGCCTGCGTTCACGCTACCGGGGTCAGGAGCCCGAGCCCGCGCTGATCTCGGCGAAGGCGACCGTCTCCATGGCGCCGGCTGCGGCGCTGAACTCGGCGAGGATCGCTACGAGGTTCTTGACGAAGTAGTCGGCGTGGCTGTCCGAGAGGGCGATGCTGATGCCCTCGTGCATCCACACCGCGAACTCCCGCCAGATGCCCATGACGCTCATCCCGGCCGGCAGGTCGAAGTTCGGCAGCACGAGCGTACCCTCGACCTCGATCGGGTTCGGCCGCGTGGGCGGACCGAAGATGAACGACCCGGTGTTGGCACCGCCCTCGTCGTTGCGCGCGAAGCGCAGGAGCTTGTAGTCGGCGCGTCCGACGAAGCACACATTGGGCGCCTCGCCGTAGGCGTCGCCGATCGTCACGGAGCCGTCGTAGATGTCCTCGATGAGGCTCATCGCGTCGACGCCGCTGCGGTCCACGTGGCCGATGCCCGGGGTGTTGCAGATGCCCTGCAGGTTCGGACCGATACCGTTGCCGTTGATGACCTGCCGGGCGAGCCGACGCCGCAGGCCCCACTCGAGCTTCGCGTCGATCAGGCTGCGCACGCCGGCGACGTCGCGCAGCGACTGCTTTGAGGCCGGCATCCAGTGGGCGATCGTGGTCACGTCGAAGGTCACCGGCTCGAGCGTCAGGGCGCTCTCCGGCTTGGTGACCTCGGTGTTCTGGACCGACTCGGCGACCTCGGCCGCGGCGTTCGTGAAGACGTTCTCACGGACCCACTTGACGGAGTTCGAGTCCGTGCTCGCCATGGTGATCAGGTCGAGCACCGTCAGCGGCGGCAGGAGCGGCAGCGGACGGATTCCCGGCTGGGCGTCCGGCTCGACCACGGTCGCCGGCGTCGAGAAGATCGTCGCCTGCGGGCCACGCAGGATGGCGCGGGCCTGGTCGCGGTCGGCGACCTGCACCGGCGCCGTGGTGCCGATCTGCAGCTTCGAGTTCGGCGTGTCGGGGATGCGCGCCGCGAGGTCGTGGAAGACGTCGCTGGCGGTGAACTGCTCGCCCATCGAGACGGGCGCCCCGCTGGCCGGCGCCTGCGGCGTCATGCGGGCGGTCGGGGAGCCCTCCGGCGCCTCGGTGCCCATGAGCTCTAGGACGCCCTTGTAGGCGTCCTCGGCGCTGCGCGCGACGCCGGCGGCCGTGTCGTAGGCCGTCTTCGCCTCCTGCGCGGCGGCGTACTCCCCCGTGTCCGTGAGGGTCTTGCCCTCGGGGAGCTCGACGTTGGCCAGCCCGTCGCGGGCGACGACCAGCGCGTCCCACTTGGTTTGCGCCTCCGTGGTGGCGGCGTCGGCCTGCTCACGCAGCGCGCGAGCACGTTCCTTGAGCTTCATGTGGTCTCCTTCCTAGTGCCGCTTGGCCGTTGTCAGCAGCGACGCCAGCCCTGCTGTGTCCATGGTCGCGGGAGCGTCACCCGAACGCGCGTCGGGCTCTTCTTCCTGCTGGTCCTCGAGCTGGGCGAGGACCTCGTCGATCTCGTCGCGGGCGCTGCGCAGCTTGGCCTCGTTGGCGGCCGACAAGGTGCGCCCGATGGCGTTCGGGGAGCGGTAGCCGAGCGACTCGAGCACCGAGCTGTCGCAGGCCGCCGCCGGCATCCGGCTCTCGAGCACCGCGTCGACGAAGCCCCACTCGGCCGCCTGTTCGGCGGTCAGGTAGGTCTCGGCGTCGAGCGCCTCCTGGAGCTCGCCCTCGGGCTTGGTGCAACGCTCGAGGTAGACCTTGCTCATCAGGTCGCCCACGCGGTCGAGGTAGTCGGCGTACTCGCGCATCTCGCGCGCGTTGCCGACGTTGACGCCCCAGGGGTTGTGGATCATGAACATCGTGTTGTCGAACATGCGCACGCTGTCCGCGGCCAGCGCGACCACGGTGGCGATGGAGCCCGTCCAGCCCTCGATCAGCGAGGTCACCGTGGCCGGGTGGGTGCGCAGGGCGTTGTAGATCGCCACGCCGTCCGAGACCGAGCCACCGGGACTGTTGAAGTGCAGCACGATCTCCGGCGTCTCGATGGCGACGATCTTCTGGCAGAGCTCCTTGGCGGTCAGCGAGGGGTCGAACCAGTCGTCGCCGATGACGTCGTAGATCCAGATGTCGGTAGCAGTCGGCTCGCCCTCGGCCCGGACCGCCGCCTTGACCTCGTAGAAACAGCCCTTAGCCTTGGGGAACTGCCGCTGCAACATCGTCGTCCTCCTTGTCTTTGCGCATGATGCGGGAACCGTCACCCTCGCGCTCACGCCGTGCCGGCCAGGACGACCAGGTCGGGGTCGAGTTCGGCGAGGGCGCTGGCGTAGTTGAGGTCGACGACCGTGGCCTGCATCTCACACGTCGGAGCCGCGAGACTGACCTCGATGCGGGCGTCGATCCGCCGCGGCGGCAGAGCCGCGACGAAGCCGACACCCTCGGGGACGGCGGGGGCGGTGACCGGCGCCTGCATCACGCAGACCGGCGCCGCCAGGGAGACGTCGATCGAGATGCGGATCTCGGCGGCGACCTCCTCCTCGATCCAGCCGGCGAAGGCGCGGTCCTTGGCGCTCGAGTCCGTGACCCAGCCGCGGAAAGCCCTGTCGTAGTAGGAGGTCAAGAGAGCTTGCCTCTCGTCTTGAGGTCTTCATCCCACGTCCAGACACCGAGGACGGCGATCCCGTCGTCGTCGTAGAGCGTCACGCCGGTGTCGTCCTCGACAGTCTTGTTGGTCAGCAGCTTGCGGACCAGGCTGGTCTCATCGACCTCCTGCCTGATCAGAGCCGGGTTGTTCAGGCCACTGAGGTCTATGGCGAAGTCTGGGTCGGCGTTGTTCTCCACCAGCCCAAATCCGCCAATGACGAGCTGTCCTCCTGAGCAGGAGGAGTCGACGATGATCTTCCCTCCATCCAGTCCGATGATCGCTTCCGAGCCATCACTCATGCCGTGGACCTCGCACATGTCCGAACAGCGAGTGAAAGAGACCTGGGTGCCATCGTTCATCACGAGCACCGAGGGGATGTTGGCGTACATCGGGAGCAGGTTGTCGAAGAAGGAGGAGCCGAGCGTAGTGGGATCGGGATTGACGTATGGGGCCAGCTCGACGCGGGCTATCGAGCCGCCCCTGACCCAGCCGAGGAAGTTGGTGACGTCCTCTACCCAGCAGTCGACCATCACGTTCCAGGATCCCGACATCTCCCCGTACAGGTCGACCTGGTAGAACTCCGTGTCCGTGGTGATCGCCCCGGGTTCGACCGTGACGATGTTCCACGTATCCGATTCGATCTTGTAACCGGAGACATCCTGACCGGCTGCTATGGTCAGGTCGGCGGTGGTCTTGATTCGCGTGAATCCCCAGGCCTCTGCGATGAGTCTGGCGTCCTCCAGATTGTCGACCGGATGTGAGAACGTCCCAGTGGGGTAGTCCGCGCCGGGCTCGCCGGTCTCAGTGTTGACCGTGACCGCGTTGACGTACCTCGAATACTGGATCTCCAGAGACTGTGCGAAGGTCGCGTCGGAGAGGTTCGACACCTGCATGACGATGGTCACTGTGTAGGAACCGAGGGTCGAGACGAACGGAGAGAAGCCGGATGGATCGGTGTAGATGTTGCCCTCGATGGTCAGCCAGTGATTGGCCTCCTGTGGTCGAATCCGCCATCCGTTCAGCATGAAGAACGTCGTGCCGAGGTCCTTCGTGTCGGAGAGCGGGTCGCCACCGACCGTCCGCATGGCGGGCAGGTACTTGCTGTTGTCGGAGGTCAACATCCAGTCGATCCACCGGCTCCACATGTCTTCCACCGTTATGTCTGTCGTGCCGGGTGTCAGCACGATCAGTCTGTTCGGGCCATCAAAGGTGTAGCCCACCGCCGCCCCTTAGTCGGTGTACGCCCTGTCCTGCTCGGCGGTCATGGTGATCGAGATCGCCTTGGATTCGTTGATCAGTCCGGTCGCCACGACCGGCTTCGCGGAGCCCTTGTTGCCGGCGACGACCGTGACCGCGGCGTCCTGATCTGGCGTCCTACCGCCCTGCACGTTGCCGGTGTAGTCGAAGGTGAAGGCGATCGAAGCGGCGCCGATGGTGCCCTCGATGGGGTTCCCGGCGCTGTCGTTGACGGTGACGGCCCCGTCCTCGCCCCAGGCGTCCCCAGCGCCGACCGTCGGGTCGGTGAAGTACATGCGGTAGTAGCCCGTGCTGCCGGCCGTGAGGAAGCTGTTGAAGTTGAGGTTACCGGCCGAGGCGTAGGGGTAGGCCAGCGGCGCGTAGGTGTTGTCGTAGAAGGTGATGCTGTTGACGTCGGCGGCGCGGATGCCCTCGACCATCACGCCGGCGCCGCCGCCGTTCGGGTTGGTCGGCGCGTAGAAACCGGCGATCAGCGTCGGGCCGACGAAGTTGAGCAGCAGGCTGGCTGTCTTGCCATTGACGGTGCCCGCCGTGGCGTCGATGTCGGCGTCTTGCCGCAGGTCGTACTGGATGCGGGTGTAGATCTCCTGAAGAGTGGCGACGACCGGCGTTGGCCGCTGGAGCGTGAAGCTAGCGGCACTGGCGGCTCCCAACAGGTTCGGAGTGACCGGCACGGACCCGGCAGCAACGATGGTGCCGATGGTGTAGGTGCCCTTCGCCGCGCCTTCATGGATGGTCAGCGTGCCACCATCGTAGGTGCCGTCGATCGGGATACCGGCGTCGGCGGTGGTCATAGCCGATGCCCCGCCCGCTCCAGCACCATCGACGCCGGAGAACGTGCCGACGTCGATCACGACGCCGAAGGCGTAGGGCGAGTCCTCGATGTCGACGTCCTTGGCGTAGGCTCCGTCGAAGTAGCGGATCTTGATGTCCTTGTACGGCGCGTTCGTCATCTCGACGTCTTCATCGGTGATGTCGAGGTCGACTTCGTTCGACAACAGCATGTTGACGATGAAGGCTCCGGTCGCTGTCTTACCAGTGTCGCCCAGGACCGAGTCCTTGAACTTGTAGCCCTGCTCGCGGACGAAACCCTTGAAGAAGCTCCGCGTGTTTCGGGCCGGGTCGACGTCGTAGACGAGGATGCCCTCGTTCACCTCGTCCTCGAAGGTGAAGTCGGCCGCGGCCTCGGTCGCGGTGCGCTGGTAGTACAGCTGCGCCCCGCTGTTGACGTTGCCCAGCGACACGATGCCGACGTACTGCGCATCGAGCACGCCGCCCGAGGTGTACTCCGACCAGCCGCCGTCGCGGAGCATCTGGCGGGTGGCGTCGGTGGCCGGCTTCCAGCCGCTGTAGGTGGCGCCGTCAGTGCCGAACTGGAACTGGCCCGACAGAGCGTCGATGGCGTACATCGGGAACGGGTACTTGTTGTAGGCCGAGGTCTCCCAGAGCTTGATGAACTTGGAGTAGACCGCCTGGAGCGTCACGCCGTCCTTGGCGACGAGGCCGTCCTGACCGGCCACCAGCGTGAAGGTCTTGGCGGTGGTGTTGATGGTCAGGTTGTTGGTGGTCAGTTCGTCGGGGTCGGTCAACTTAGCCATGTCGCCTCCTTAGGGCGTGTAGTTCCGGTCTGCGACTTGCGCGATCGGGAGCGAGGCATTGGTGCTCGCCAACAGGTAACTGCGGACGTAGAAGGGCACGTAGCCGGCCTTGAAGACGCCGACGTCGATGTAGGTGCTCGGGGTGTAGGTGTAGCCGTAGGCGTAGGTCGTGCCCGAGTTCTGGTCGACGTTGACGAGCTCCGTCTCGGTGCCCGCCGTGAGGATGACGATGTCGGAGCCTGTTTTGAGTCCAGTGAGCGTCAGGGTGAGGAGCTTCTGCACGACGACCGTCGCACCGGCCGACTTGTACGAGGGCGCGTCCCCGGTGTAGTTGATCGTGACCGTGCCCACGGTGCGCTTGACGTGAATCACCGAGTCGTTCTGCGCGTTCGACGCATTGAATCCGCTGTAGATCTGCCCCACCAGGTTGACCGTCGTCGGGGATGACGTGCCGAGCTCGATCGCGTGATGCGCGTTCGTGCCCTTGATGAACTTCATGTTGTCGAGCTTGCCGCTCGGGTCGGTGTTCACGTCCCACACCAGAGCCGACGTGTCTGCGGCGACCGTAGACGAGTCGATGAGCGTGCCGCTGAAGTTGGAACCGGGGGCGGTGATCTGACCGCAGCGCCGGAAGGTGCTGATGAGCACGTCCGAGGCGGCCTTGAAGATGAAGGTCGCCAGGTCGACGAACGTGCAGCCGCTGAAGTTCACGTCAGCATCGTCGATGACCTCGAAGCTGCCCTTGGAGGCGGTGGTCGAGGGCGAGAGGCAGACGAACGAGATGCCCGTCCAGTCGACTCGCGAGCTCGCCTGCCGGATCTCAATCTTGTTGAAGGTGGAGGCCACCTTCCTCGTGTCTTGGATGAAGATGGTCTTGTTGGAGTCGCGGAAGTCGACCGCAGACGAGTATCCGAGCGTCATCAACCCCTTCCACAGATAGCCTCCGTCAGTGGTCTGGATGAGTCCCCAGCGCGCAGTCGAGGCGTCGTTGAGGGCGGCGAAGCCGGAGAACGTCGCATAGTTCGACGTCTGGCCACCGTTGAAGCGCGCTTCGGCCCTGCCGTAGCGGATGATGTCGCAAACGTGTGGCTGGCCCTTGGCGACGGCTTTCGTGAGGACACCCGCACTGCCGACGGCGTAGTAGTTGGCAGTCGGCGGTGTCCCGTTGGAGTAGTCAGACGAGACCGTCGGGTCGATGGGATTGTTGACCCACTTCCCGTAGGGGAACGGCGGCGTGTCGTAACCGCCGACCGCCCACGCCTTCCAGTTGTCGAGGTCAGTCCCGACGACGAGGCGCAAGCCACCGTTGGCATAGGTCGCCAGGGCAGTCGCTACGCCGTGTCCATGCCAGACGAGGAACACGTAGCCAGCAGAAAGCGTGACCGGGCTCGTCAGCACACGCCCCATCGAGAAGGCGCTCGTCGTGTTGCAGGCGTGTGAGACGGTGTTGGTGCCCTGAAGCGCACTCTCGGTGTCGGCCTCGTCGGGGAGAGCACCAGCCGCCATGCCCGTGAACCTAAGCCAAGCGGTCGTGTCGGTGTCGAGGATGTGGTCTGTGAGGTCGTTAGTGTAGGACGGGACGGCCATCGGCTACCCCAAGTGCTGCGTGATCAGCCACCTGGTGATGGCCACGATCGCGCCGAAGGTGATGCGCTTGTCGCTCAGGGTCAGGTCGGCATCATCGTCGGGATCGCCGGCCGTCCCCTGGCAGGCCGGACCGCCGCTGGACGTGGACGCCCTCCACCATGCCGCCAGTCCTGCCGCGACCGCGGTGCTCGAGGGGATGCTCATGGCCTCGAGCACCTCGTCGATCGCGTCGGCGAAGACCGGGTCGGGGAGAGCGAACTCGATCAGCGCTGGGGCAAGCCCGACCGGGTCGTCGCAGGCCTCCGGGGCGACCCCGGGATAGACCGAGACGCTGCCGCCGGCGATGTATTCGCCGAGCCCGCGAGTCGTCCCATCGCCGAGCATCGCCGCGGCGGCGCCGTGCGAGATCTTGAACGCCTTAGCCATCCTCGTAGACCTCGGTCTCGGTCTTGCCGACGATGCGGCCCGACTGATCGAGCTCGAACTTGGCGTGGCGCTTCACGGCGCGCGGGGGCTGGGGTTCGGGGAGTGCGACGTTGACGATCGGCGCTTCCGCCGCCGCGACGTTGACGATCGGCGCCTGCGCCGCCGCGACGTTCACCGTCGGCGCCGGCTGCTCGGGGACGTTGACGATCACCTGCATGGGCTCCGCTGGAGCAGCCGCGGCGATGCTCAGGCCGAGGTCCTGGATGGCGCGCACGACCGGGACCTCTTGGGCCGTGAGCACGTCGTCGATGAACTTCTGCACGTCGAAGGCCGGCATGGTGGCCTGTGCCGGCTGCTCCTGCTCGGGCGCCTCCGGGTCGAGCAGGTTCGCCGGCACACGGGGCCGGTTGTACGGGTTCTCGGGGTCGGACGGGTCGCCGATCGGGTCCATGCGCTTGAGCTTGCGGTTGTCGTTCGTCGAGTTGGTGCCCGATGAGGTGAGGAGCATGAGCGACTGCGCCTCCTGCAGCGGATCGGGCTTGAGGATCTCGCCCATGTCGAACTCGACGAAGATGCCGGCCGACTTCCACGCCGGCTCGGGCTGGATGAGCTGCGCCTGCTCGGTCTCCTCGATGAGGGTCAGGTAGGGCGCCACCGTGTCGACGTAGAACGAGCGTCGCAGCTCGCTGATGTTGGAGTAGGTGGCGTGGTCGAGGATGCCGATCATCGGCGCCGGGATGCCGAAGCAGGCGGCGACCTCTTCGCGCGTCGCCTTGCGCGTCTCGATCACGCCGACGTCGCCGGCCGACTGGCTGATGCTGGAGAACTTGAGCCCCTGGTCGAAGAGCCCGAGGGCGTTGCCACCGGGGCCGGCGTAGAGCTCCTCGAGCTCGGCGCGCAGGCGCGGGATGGTGCGGTCGGAGAGGGTGGCGTCGGTGGCGAAGGCGCCGCGCAAGCTGGGGCCGTTCTCGAGCGCCTGCATCTGCCAGTCCATGCCGGCGTCCTCGATGCCCAGCGTGCGCCGCAGGGGCTCGAGCGGTGAGCGCCCGCCCATGAGGCGGTAGTGCACGACGTCCGCGGGCGAGAGGGGGTAGGGGGCTCCGGTGCCGGTGAAGACGCGGTAGCCGACGATCTCGGTGCCGTCCTTGATCTCCTGGACCCAGGTGTAGGGGATCGGCCAGAGCTCTTCCGGCGGGGCGCCGATCGCGGGCCTGATCTTGAGCTCGACGTGGTTGCCCTGGCTGAAGAGGTTGTAGGCGAGGTCGCCCTTGCGCTCGAAGCCGGAGCCGCCCCTGTGGGGCGTGCGCAGCAGGCGCGCGACCTCGTGATCGCGCAGGCGATGGCGGTCCTCGCCCTCGAGCCCGCTGTAGACCTTGTCGGGCAGCCGGCCGATCGCCAGGTAGAAGGTGCGAATCGCGGCGTACACCCAGGGCTGGTTGAAGACGATCTGCTCATAGGTCGCCGACCTGCCACCCCAGAGCCCGACGCTGCCGCCGTTCGGGCCTGCGTACACGGTGGGGCTCTTGCCCGACCACGGCAGCGAAGCCTGCGCGCGGACGTGGGCGCCCTTGCTTATGATGACCGTCATGCGTCTCCCGTCTCTAGGATGCGCTGCAGGAACGCGACGCGGCTCGCCGGGATGAGGACCTCGCCGTCCGCGACCACCTTGGAGCCGTCCGGGTTCAGGTAGGCGGCGTGGCGCAGCACGTAGACGTCGGAGTGCACGGCCACGAGCACGCCGCGGATGGAGGCGTCGTCGCGCGTGTGGACGACGACAGTCTCGGCCTCGAGGTCCTTGAGGTAGGGCTTGCGGCTGATCCTCATGGCACCATGTTGGCGACGGCGTCACCGGAGCGACGGCGGCCGCGCATCCTCGAGTCACCTCGGCGCCGCGGGGAGGCGGTGACGACGCGCGGCTCGGCCGCGGTGAGGGCTTCTGACTCGGCCAGGTAGGAGGCCATCACGCAGGCCACGGCAGCGTCGATCTTGAGGTCGTCCTGGACCTTGGTCAGGCGCCAGCCGTGCGGCGTCTCCTTGAGTCCGGCGTTGAGCATTTGGTCGGTGAGCTCGGGATCGCCGCCGTGCCGGCCGCGGCCCTCCTTGAGCACGTCGAGGAGCATCATCGAGGCGGCGCTCATCTTGAAGTCGTTTTGGCGGAACTCCTCCACCGGCAGGCCGTACTCGTTCTGCAGGCGCAGCATGGAGCGCGTGAAGTAGTTCGGGTCGCAGGCCACGCGGCGGACGTTGAAGTCCTCGCAGAGCTCGACGATCTTGGCCTCGATCGGGTCGTGGTCGATGTAGCCCAGGGCTTCGTCCTTGCGCCACACCCAGGCGAGCCAGTTGTGCCAGCCGGCGGCGTCGACCTGATCGAAGACGACGGCGGTCGTGTCCCGGGTCCACGAGGCGTCGAGGCCGATGACGCTGGGCCGCTCGGTGTCGATGCGCGGACGCTCGGCGCAGGCGTGCCAGAGCTTCGCCGGGTAGGCACGGTTCGTGCCCTTGCTCGGGAAGCGGTTGAGGTGGTAACGCTCGAAGGCCGGGAAGGGCATCGAGTTGTAGGCGTCGAGCAGGTCGCGGTCGCTGACCCACGACTGCGGGTTGGCGGCGCGCCACACCGCCGGGTCGTGGCCGTCGGCGTCTTCGGCCGCCCCGACCCAATAGACGTAGGCGCGCGGGTCCTGCGGGGCGCTCTTGAGCAGCTCCCACAGCGCACCCTTGCGCTCCTCGCCCGCGGTCGAGATCGTGATGAGGAGCGCGCCCGGCTGCCCGATCATGCCCGAGAGGATGGCGTAGCGCATCGAGTCGTCCTTGTGGACGTGGTACTCGTCGATGATCGCCACCTGGGCGTGGATGCCCTGCGCGCCGCCGGCGTCGTAGGCGACCGTGTAGATGCGCTGGCCGGTCTCCTTGATGATGATCTCGTGGGTGCGCACGTCGCAGGCGGCGCGCAGCAGCGGGTCGGCGTAGACCATGCGGCGCATCTTGTTGAAGACGATCGCCGCCTGCTTGCGGTTGCGCGCCACGCAGACGTACTCGCCCTCGACGATGGGCTCGGTGAAGGCGATCGCCAGGAGCAGCGCCGCCGAGAGGTTCGACTTGCCGGAGTTGCGCGGCAGGCCGATGAGGGCCTCGCGGTACTTGCGGCGCCCGCCGCGGTCGACGCAGGCGAAGAGGGGCAGCAGGATGTTGTCGAGCTGCCAGGTCTCGAGGACGAACGGACGGCCGGCGAACTCGCGGTCGGGGTGCTTGAGGAAGCCGGCGAGGAAGGCTCCCACGAGGCGCGCGCGCTGCATGCCCTTGACCGTCGCCCGGTGACGGCCGGGAACGCTCGGCAACGGCCGCCTGGCCGCGCGCCGCCGCGGCTCGGCGCGCTTGGGCTTGGCCTTTCTGGCCGGTGGACGCTTTGGCGTAGTCTTGGCGGCGCTCATTCGAGCAGTTCGCGCAGGCGCTTCTGGACCTCGAGCACCATGCTGCCGGCGGCGGCTTCCATGAGGTTGCCGCGGATCCGCGCCAGCGGGTTGAGGCCGAGCACGTCGGAGAGCTGGCGCATGGTCGTCGCGGCGTCCTTCTGGACCTTGAGCAGAGGGTTGGTCACGGCGCCGTTACTGCCCTTCACAAGGACGCCTTTCTCGGTCACGATGCGCGATGCCTCGGCGTGCACCTGGGCGGCCTGACAGAAGGCGAGCACGAGCGGCAGGTCGACCTCGCGCAGGGTGCGCAGGGCGGCCATGTCGCCGAGGATCACGCGCCAGGTATCGGCGGCCACGGGGCCGATGTCCGGCGGCGGCGCGCGCAGGGCGATCGCCTTGGGCACCGGCACGAGCTCGACGGGCGCCGCCTCGCCGGTCTGGGCGCGGTGGCCGGAGCTGTGACTGCGCCCGCGCGCCGGGTCCCGCGGCCGGCCCTTAGCCACGCTTCCCCGGCTTGAGCTCGTAGGGCTGCCAGTCGGGGAAGCTCTTGTCGAAGCTGATGATGGCGTCGTAGAGCTTCTTGTAGAAGCGGGCCAGGCCGGCGTCGACCGTGACGGTGGTGTTCTCGCATCTGGGGTTCGTGTTCACGTTGGCGCTCGACTCGATGACCACGTCAAAGGAGCGCCCGAAGCCGAGCATCACCTTGGAGTGGTTGCGGAAGATGGCGGCCCGGCCGCCGCAGGAGGCGGCGAGCTCGGCGAGCATGAGCCACTCTTCCGAGTAGGACGCCTGGAATATCTCGCCGACGTAGAAGTCGGCCCGCGTGATGAGGCCGCGGCCGATCCACTCGCCGAGCTCGAGCACGTCGGCTTTGGCCATGCACCAGGTCGAGAGCACGACGTACTGGAGCGGCTCTTGCCGGAGCACGTGGCGCAGGTAGCTCAGTGAGTCGACGTCGCCGAACGAGACGCAGTGGTACGCCTCGCCGCGGCTGAAGTGCCAGTCGAGCGCGCGCTCGAGCGCGGCCTCGGACTTGAGTCGGCGCAGGCGATGGCGATCGGTCGTCTTGTAGACCTGCACGCCGCGCTCCTCGGCCGGCTCGATCTCCGGTGTCGGAGCGTCGAAGAGGTCGTTGAGGTCGGGCAGGTCGTCACCGAGTCCGGCCAGGGCGCCCATCAGAAGATGCCCCCGAAGTAGTCGTCGATCGCCGACGCGATCGCGGTGCCGAGCTTCTCCGAGCGCCAGGCGAACTGCGGGCGGGCCTCGTGGCCGAGACGCAGCCAGGTGCCGGCGATGCCGCGCGTCTCGAGCAGGGTCCTGGCGACCTGTTCGTCACTGGAGGCGGGCCGTCCCCGTGCCGGCCCGGCCGCGACCGACGGCACTCCGCCGAGGTCCTGCAGGGCGAGTGAGCCGGCCCGGCGCTGACGGAAGGCCCTCACGCGGCAGGTGTCGCGGGCGTACTCAGCCGGCCGGCCGCGTCCCTTGCTCGCCGGCAGCGGTAGGCCGCAGCCGCACTTGCACAACGGGATCCCGGATCGGCTCATGCTCCGATGATGCCGGGGCCGTCACCCGTTTCGTTACAGCGGGGCTCGTAACGCTAATCCAGAACTCCCATTTTCGGGCTCGCGCACGGATACCGGCAGGCAGGGTCCACAACACAGGCTCGCCGTGGCGCGACCCGTTACCCCCCTCAGCGAATCCGGCAGGCAGGACTCCCCGCCCAAACTTCTCCGGCCGGCACGTCCCTTGTCACGACCGACCCGGCACCGACCACAGCGCCCTCGCCGATCACGTTGCAGGACTCGAGCACGATCGCACGCGCACCGATGAAGGCGCGCGCCTCGATGACGAGGGGGGAGTAGACCATGCACGGCTGACCGTTGAGGAAGTGGTCGTGGGTCAGCAGCATGGCGCCGTCGCTGACGATGGCGCCCTCGCCGATCGTCACGTCGCAGGTGATGTCGATGTCGACGTTCCTCGCGATGAAGGCGCCCGTCTCGATCACGAGGTCGCCGCAGGGATAGCCGCGCCGGCGGTGCCGCCGGATGGTGGCGTAGCGGCTCACCCGTTGCCCTGCACGTCGAACAGGTAGGGCGTGTACGGCGGCGAGTAGCCACGGCCGGCAGGGATGGACTCGAGACGCAGACCACGCTCGTCCAGCATGTAGTCGAACCCACGCGCCTTGTTGTCCCACGTGTTCGCGATGCCGTGCACGCGCGCCCTCTCGGCGCGGTTCGCCGGGTCGATCATCTTCAAGTGGTAGATGTTGAGGTCGATCGTCCGCGTCGGGTCGGCCGCCTTGATCCGCCGCTTGCCCGGGCGAAAGAACCTCGTGTGGCCCTTGCTCCCCCAGAAGCTGTCGACGCGGTAGGCGTCGGGCGTCCACATCTCGCGCAGGTGCAGGCGGTAGCGACCGGGCGCACGGCGGCTCAGCCGGCGCAGGACACGGGCGCCCCGATCCTCGAGCCGCTCGTCGGGCGCCGTCCAGTAAATCCAGTCGGGCTCCATCTCGAGGGCGATGGCGCGCAGGTCCGCGTTGCGTTGGGCACGCGGGCTCCACAGGTCCGAGCGTCCGCGCTCGTCGAGCTCGGCGAAGCCGTCCACCCACGAGAGGTTCTCGCGCAGCTGGTCGACCAGCCAGTCGGGCTCGTAGCGGTAGGCGAAGGCGGCGATGATGCGCGGCATCGTTCAAGGATGCCGTCTTCGTCACGCGGCCCGGTGCTATGATGCCGGGCGATGAAGGGGGAACTGACTGGCCGGGTCCGGCCCGTCCTCGAAGACGGCCGCGCAGTCCGGGGCAAGTACCAGCTCGTCGTCAACCTGCCGTCCCTGCCCGTGCTGGACGATCTCGGCAAGGCGGTTCTCGACGAGCAGGGCGAACCGCGGCGCCGCTACCCTGAGACGACGAAGCTCGTCAGCGCCTCGGGCGTGAAGGATTCGCAGCGTCAGCTGCAAGCGTGGGTCGCCGAGCTCGAGGCGCACAACTGCGTCGACCCCGAGCGCCTCACAGTGGCCGGCCTGGCGGCTCTCTACCTGGCGGCCGCCAAGGAGGAGCTGCGCGCCGTCAGCTGCGATACCTACGCGCGAAACCTGCGCCTCCACATCCTGCCGGCGCTCGGCGAGATGCTGGCGCGCGACCTGCGCCGTCACCACCTGTCACGCTACTACACGGACAAGCGCGCGACCCTCGCCGAGACCACGGTCTACCATCACGCCACGGCGATCAGCGCGATGTTCACCTGGGGCGAGGGTGAGGGCTACGTCGGGCAGAACCCGGCCCGGCGCGTGAAGAAGAGTTCGAAGCCGCGCCTCGTCGTGCGGCCGCGGCGCAGGGTATGGGAGATGAGTGAGATCGTCGAGACCGTGATCGCAGCGCGCAAGACGCAGCTGCACCTGGCCGTGCTGCTGGCCGGCCTCGCCGGCCTGCGCGCAGGCGAGATCTGCGCCTTGCGGCGCGCCGACCTCGAGCTGGACCGCGGGTACTGCCGCGTCATCCACACCGTCGAGGAGACGGGCAGCTCGGCGGGCAGCGACCGTCGCCTCGTCGAGTACCCGCCGAAGGGCGGACCCGGCGTCGTGCCGCTGCCACGCTTCGCCTGCGACGAGCTCCGCAAGGCGTTCGCCGCCCAGGACGAGATGCGCCTCGCGCGGCCGGGCTGGAACCGCGAGGGCTGGGTCCTGCCCAAGGTCGACGGCGCACAGATGTGGCCCTCCACGCTCAAGGGCCAGTGGGCGCGCTGGCTCGCCGGGCACCGCCGGCGCCTGCGCAAGCGCCTCGAAGAGGATCTCGGCCGCGAGCTGCACGACGTCGAGCTCCTGCCGCGCCTCTCACTCCACGGCCTGCGCGACTCCTACGGCTCGGACGTCTTCAAGCACGAGGGCCTGAAGGCGGCTCAGGAGCGTCTACGCCACAAGGACCCCGTGGTCACGCTGCGGCACTACGTCGAGGTCTCGGACCTCGACGAGCTCGCCGGCCTGGCCCGCATGGAGCAGGACGTGATGGCCGCCGTGTCGGCTGCCGAGGCCAGTTCGCCGGGAGATTCCCGAATCATTCCCGAGAACGTCGTCCGACTCGCTGGACGGTCGGCGAAGAAGTAGCTGCAAAGCCCACAGTTTGCCCCCGTAGCTCAGTGGATAGAGCACAGGTTTCCTAAACCTGTGGCCTCCTCTGACGTGGGGCCTTTCTTCCCTGCTAATCGTCCACTTTCCGCCGGACCTGCTGCCCGCAACTGTCGTGCCTGAGCGTGGAGTCGGCTGCAAGATTCCCGAATGATTCCTGACCTTCGAGTGCTAAGCGGCGCCTACGCCGGGGTTCGTTTTCGGCAGATAGCCCTTGAGCCGGCACTGCTGTATCAGCTTCGCCGCCTGGTCGGGCCGGAGCCCCAACGCCTCGGCCGTGTCGCGGCCCGGCGATCTACTCCCGGCCTTCCAGAGCTCGCGGTATACCGTGGCGACGCACTGGTAGTCGTTGGTCGTGTAGCGGGGACGCTGGCGCGGCTTGCCGCGTGTAGTCTCCAGCCTCGCCGGTTCCAGCTCAGGCACGCGGCCGCCCATCCGGCGCGCCAAGTCCTCGAGCATCTCGTCGCTTCTGCGGGTGACTCCCTCGTCGCCCAGCGCGCGTGCCAGCAGCGCGGCGAAGGGGAAGCGAAGGTGCGCGGCGCGCAGCGGTCGCTCGCGGAGTCTCGCGAACGGGTAGGGGTGCGGCCTGATATCGAGGCCCACGCACTCCGGCCTGCCGGCGATCCGCTTCACGTGGAACGACAGACTCCACTCCGAACCGTCCGGGGCCCCCCAGATCGTCCCCGCCTCGTAAGGTTCGCCGCTCTCCGCCAGCACGGCCTGGCGTGACGTCGCGTCCTCCGGCGTGCCGCTCATTGGCTGTCCTGGCGTCTTCATCGCGCGTCCCTCACCTTCTCCAGCGTCTCGATAAGCGCCTGACGCTGCACGTAGATCATGAGGGGCTCGAGGGCGCGATACGCGCGATGGACGACGGGAATCATGCTCTCAGCCCAGCAACGGGCGGCAGCCTCGACCTCGCGCCACTGGCGTCGCCTCAGACGGGCCTCGTGCCGGTAGCTGTACCACTGTTCGCGTGTCACGGATTCCCCCTCTCGCAGGCCGACTCTACGCGCCGGCGCCGGAGGATTCCAGCGTCGCCATCTCGAGCTGGCGGACATCTCGCTCAGACCCGCTCCGTTGCCGTCCGTGACGCAGGCCCCGCCTCGTGAAGCGATGCGGCCAGTCGACCAGCTCGTAGCCTGCTTCGCGCTCCACGGCGTGGATCCGCATGCGGTGGCGCCGGCGCAGCTTCCCCACGGCCTTGTTGACGTCGATCGCGTCGGCGGTGATGCCCCGGGCGGCAAGCGCGACCTGCACGTGGACGCGGCCCTCGCCGAGCGCCTTTCCCATCAGCAGGACGCTCGCCACGGCGCACAGCAGGTCGTCCGGGCCAAGGGTGCGCGCCGACCCGGCTGAGCCCGCCTGCCGCGCGCAGGCGGCGCAGAGGCAGTCCGGCTCGTCTGCGGCCCGGTAGCGCGACAGGAGGGCTCCGCAGGACGCGCAGCGGGGCCTCTCGGCGACGCTCGTCACCGGCGGCAGCCGTTCACGAGGTCGACGAACTCGGCGGTGCTGCGGATGACCCAGGTGTGGACGTGCTGGTCGGCGCGCTTCCACTGCGCCAGCACCTGGCCCGGTGAGAGCTTGCCCTTCGGCGTCTTGAACTCGACCGGCTGGCACTTGCCCGCACAGTAGAGGAAGGCGTCGGGGAGGCCCACCGTCGTGCCCGATCCGTCGGCGCGGTGCTGCCCGGCGACCTCGAGGTAGGCGTTCATGGCCCGCGCGACCTTGAGGCACTCGGAGACGAGCTGCTTCTCAGTCACCGTTGCCGCCGGTGAAGTAGACCGTGACGAGTACGGGCGGACGCTTCGCTGAGCGCCACACGACGAGGCGCACCGGCCCGGCGTCGTAGAGCTCTTCGCCGGTGGCGGTGCGGCCGGAGAGCTGCGCCCCGGCGGCGAGGCGCTTGAGGGCGTCGTGCGCCCCGCTGCGGCGTGCCCCGGGGACGCGGGTGAGGTAGGAATCGACCGCGTGCCAGGTGACCTCACAGGCGCCGAGACGGCGGCGGTGCCGACGTCGCGGATGGACCCAGGCGGATGACCTCAACGGTCGCCGCGCTGGAAGTGGACGCAGCCGAAGTCGGGCGGCACGATCGGGAACGCCGGCACGATCGGGAACGCCGTGTCGAAGGCGTCGCTGACGGCCTCGTTCGTGCACTCGGCGCCGTACATGAAGGCGCACGCCTCGTCGAAGGCGTCGCTGACGGCCTCGTTCGTGCACTCGGCGCCGTACATGAAGGCGCACGCCTCGCAACGCACGACGGGGGCGGCGTCGAGGATGGCGAAGACGGCCTTGTTGAGGACGTTGCCCCGGTAATCCAGCGCCGTCCGTAGCTCGTTCCTGCTGATGAGGTCGTCGGTGGCGGTCATGCGACCTCCTCCTCGGCGGCGAGGATGCACAGGCGCAGACCGTGGTCGCGCCGGCTGACGCGCTCGTGCAGGTTCCGCTCCCGGCCGTCCTCCTCGCCGCTGACGATGAAGTCGGCGAGGTCGCCGGTGTAGCCGGAGAACGTGACGTAGTCGGCGACCAGCTCGAGGTAGGTCGTGTTCTCACCGATCTCGGTGACGTGCGGCTCCGGGTCGTTCGGCCAGAGGACCACGACGCAGGGAGACTTGGTGTCCGTCGCCCGCTGCTGCGCCAGGCCCGCCACGGCGGCGTCGAACTCCGCCAGGGCTTCGACTGCTTCGGACAGCTTCTCTTCGGCCTTGCCGATCGACTTCTCCCGGCGGTCGACGTCTGCTTCGAGGCGCCTGCGGACGACCGCGAG